AATTCATCCTGAACATTTGCTGCAGGTACATTAAATGTTACAATGCCTGTTGTTGCACCATTATTAGTTACACCAAAAATTTCTCTTGTATATAAATTCGGCTGAGAAGGACTGTAGCCTGTAACACCTGGTTCGCCTTGTATCCAAAAATTGGTATTTTGGTTTACATAAAAGTTATATTCGCCGCCACGTATTAAAGTAATAGTTGGATTATTTGTTCCAGATGCAGCGCCTAATTCTTTTATATTGTATGCGTTAGGTAAATCTGTTACAACATAATCTTGTGCGACAAACACTGTGCTTGAACTAACCTGTACTGCTGGCGGACCTTCTGGTAACCAATAGTATTCATTATAGTTAATAACTGCATCTAGATTTGTAAAACTGTCCCAACTATAAAATTCACTTTCAAATAATCTATTATTATCAGTCGATATTCCATTGCCTAACTTTATTGCATCAAGAATACCAGGATAGCTTAAAAAGTCTTTAGCTACTTCTTCATCTTTTTTCGTAAAAACAACGCCTGGCTCTAATTGATAATCTCTTCTAACTTTAGTTGGTTCAGTTACATAATAGTCATTGGCATTAAGTCCATAACCAAATCGTGAACCTATATAGCCCTGATTTTTCTGCAAAGTTGGGGGATTTACTAATTGATCCAATGTAGCCGCAAGAAATTGGCTATTCGTTGGGGTTTGAAATATTTCCGGTAGAAATTCAAGTGTTCTTATTCTAGTCATTTTATCTTTCTTGCAACTCTGCAGGAGTTAATGCAGCAATTACTACAACATCATTTGATGTAGCTGCATTAACAAAAATCTCATATGGTGCAGATTTAATCTCATACAAATCACCGAACTGTGCTTCAGGATTATTTGGTACAAGTACAGCACTATTAATTAAATCACCACATTCATTATGTAGATAGGCACTAAGTTCGCTGAAATAAAATGTTTCACCGAAGTTCCAATTATTGATGTTAAAGTAATTATTCATAGCAGTTAATACAGCACTACGTATTTCACTATCACTAGCACTTGTATCTACATTTTTAATTACTTTTATTGTTCCTCTAAGTGCTGCGTCTGCTTTAATTCCAAATAAGGGTTTAAAAGTAACGCAGTTTAAAATTACGCTATCACTCAACATTTTATAATCATTAATTTTGCCGTATGCAATATTTAATTCTGTTGTAGTTGGCTTATCTGGATAAGGTACTGTATTAGTTGTATCAACTAACCAATTATTATATGCAGTATAATAACTTTGCGTTACTACATATAAGTCAATTATGTTTGTTGTAGCTGGATCGATACGTGTAGTATTGTTGCTATTATGACGATATTGGAAACTTAAGCCCTGTCTGCCAGGTTTCATAGTATATAGTGGTTGTAGTACTAAACTATACGAAGGCGTTGTTACTGTAGGATCTTGTACAGTTTTATAGAAAACATTATACTTTTCATAACTATCAATTTCAGCATATGCATAAAATAATTGTCCTAATGGATAATCATATTTTACTACTTCAATTTGATTTTTATTACTATATTGATATTCAACTTCACTTGTAGGAACAATTTGTTCTCTTGTTAAATTGATTGGATCTTGAATTGTAACGAAAAATACATACTTACCGATGTTTGCAGCATCCGTTTGCACACCAGTTACAGTTTCAAAAAAATCTGGATTTAATATTAAAGTTTTATTATTAACATCTGTACCTGAAACTTCTACTTCAAAATCATTAATATAACCGTCGCTTTCAACAGTTTGACCAACAATATTTACTTTAATATCTCTTGATAATGAAGTGTTTGAATATGGTATAGTATTTATTGATAAGATGTTTATGTAATCTTGTAAAATTTTACCACTGAAAGGATCATAAACTAATTCTCCTGTGCTAAAGGCAAATCTAATATCTTCAACACTGCCGAAATAGTAAGTCAATGATTTATAAGTTACGCTATATCTATTATTACCCAAACTTAAAAAATTAACAAAATAATCAGGATCTTCATATGGACGTATTGACCATCTTTGTTGATCTATTGCTAATGAATTATTAAAGACTAAGGAGAAGCTGAGTTGTAGTTCCATCCTGTCAACACATTCATTTACTATAATAGTATTAAGTTTATTTTCAAATACAGGTATAACTTGTGTACAAATTGCGCCTTGTGGAATAAAGCCATTTAATGTAACTGGTCCTGTTCCATTTGCAAAGTTTCCTTGACCGTTATTATTACCGTCTCCATTTATGTTAAGAACAGTAGTCCAAATACTTGTAGGATTGTTAGGTCCTGGTATACCAGAAACTAGTCTATTTTTATCGTTAAAATAAAATCCTATTGGTGCTGTAAATTGTACTAAAGCACCTTGTGTAATATATTTGGCATTATTGCTATTAAACAGACCAATTGCTAAGGGCACATCATTGTTTAAGTTAATATTATAAAAATATCCTGTTTGACTATTTGCATCTACTGTACTGCTATGCCAGTAAACTGTGCCGTCACCGCTAGCAGCATCTAAGTTGTAACGCTCATAGTTTTGAATATAGTATTGATTTGCCTTATTTGAAGCAAGAACGGTTGCCAAATCAACAGATAAGAATTCGATAATATCACTTTGGTCAACAATAGTTAAGTTTAAAAATCCATCAATATCAGTTTGATATAAAGCACCATCACTACCAAAACTATTAAGGCTTGAATATTTGCCTGTTGGATCAAGTAAATCTAAATTTTTGCTTACGCCTACGCTACTACGGTTTACTGCTTTTGATTTTATTATTGAACTGTATAAAGTATAGGGGAAATTATTATAATCTTCACCATTAACCATACGATTTTGTGTATAGTAACGTGTTGGTGCGCGTTGTTTTATATCAGGCAATGTTTCACGTGCCTGAGCATTAGATACTGGGTTAGTAAGAGTTAATCCAACAGTCAGTGTTTCAATTTTGCCAACTCTACTGATGTAATTAAATGATACACTAATACCTTGCATTTCGCTTGGATCGATTGTATAAGTTAAACCATTGCCAGCACGTACATAGGCTCTAAATGCTCCTACAGGAATTTTACTGAATACGCCGTCTCCAAATACATATGTTACTTGATCGTTAAATCTACTATTGACACTAAAGATTTCTCTATTGCTACCTTCGGTTTGTAAATATGCGTTGGCGTAAACACTATCTACTTGACGCCATAAAATTCTTGTATTATTATCTGCACTTAATTGATATAACCAAGTATCAGTATTATTGATGCCCTCAATGTTGATATCAACTATTTGATTTGATATTTGCTGAGTAAAATTAAAATCTACGTTTTGTAATATACCTTGTTTAAAGTAAAAGAAAAATCCAGTATCGCCACTACCATATCCTAGTTGGTCGTTCCTGTAACACAAATTAAAGCGTCCGCTGGGAGCCGGCGGAATTTCATATAAGTAATCTTTACCAACGCTACTTACACTTACTAGTTCAAAAGACATAGTTGTACCGTCTATACTAGTTTGAAAAGGGGCGATTGGTAATGTATTAGTTGGTATTTTTATTGAATATTCGCTAGTTACCACACCTAATATATCGCTTACATTTCCTGGTCTACCTATTTTTTGTGTGTCGATAAGTGCAGCGTTAATGATTGCATTAAACTGCTCTAAGAAAAATATATTAGCTGGGTCATTCCATAGAACAGGTACATTACTTAAGTTAGTACCATTTAAATCTATAACATTCTGTGTGGTTGATATGCTTGTGATTTTAAGGTAACCTTCAGAACACAGATTACGTTTTGGCGTATAGCTTACAAGATTTGCTAACTTAATAACACTATCACGGCGTTCGGCTGTGTCTAAGAAATTTTCACGACTATTAAGATCATTACGAAATGCTAGACCTTGACCCATAAAGGCCATAACGTCTAGTAATGCAATATATTCACTACTTTCGATATAATCATTAAATGTTTCTGGATAATAGACACGAAGATAATCTATGAAACTTTTACGCAAAGTTTCATAATCATAGCTAAGGAAATCGGCTTCACGAAAAGTTTGATAGATTGCTTTCCAATCATTTACACCGAACAATGCAGCTTGTCTTGAACTTGTAGCCATAATAAAACTCTGTTTTAGTATTTATCAATATGAAAAACTGGGTTTTTAACTATTGTAATGAAGCTGAGTTTAATCCGCTGTTAAAGAAAACGCTTAAAACTTGCGGATTATTAAAGGGTGCAACAGCTACTTGTAATTCAATTAATATGCCATTTTGCACGGGACTTGCTTTAACTGTATTAACTTGCAATCTAGGATCAAGTGTTGCAACTCTACGTAACTCAACTTCTAATTTGCCCTGTACGTCTGGTGTATTAGGCTCAAATATAAATTCCCATAAACTGGTTCCATACTGCGGTTGTCCTACCTTTTCGCCTATGCGAATGTTTAAAGCGTTCATAAAATCTTGTATTACAAGTTTTTCATCTGTAAGTTTAAACTTTTTTCCATAAACTATGGGTTCTCTAATTCCCCCTGGACCTCCGTCAATTCCATTTACCATGTTGGAAGACTTAGGTTTGTTTGCATTGATTGTACTAAATCCAAGATATTGTGGCATATTCTTTATTTATTAAATGATTGTGCCGTCAGGTAGTACTCTAGCTCCGGGCGGAAGCCTTCTAAATCTTAAATAAAATGCTCTATACTGCTGCGGTATTTGATTTATATTATACTGCGTGGGATTTGTTGGTGTTATAGGTAGTTGTGTACTAACTGCTGTGCTGCTTATTTGATTTTGAGCAGTAAGACTATCTACTTTATTCTTGGCAGCTAATATTTCAGGGCTTCCTTGTGGATAGTTTGAAGCAATAAAGTCATAATCTTTTTTAGCTAAAGCAAGGTTTCTTACCTCAGTGCTTAATGCTTCTGCTTCTTTAGCTTGTAATGCTCTAGTAGATATACCTGCTCCAATAACTGTTGTTGCTCCTGTATTAGTAGTTACTATACCCTGAGCAACTTGATTAACAGTTTGTCCATCAGTGGTAGCATCGTTGATTATATTTTTTGGAATACCACTAACCCCTTGATTTGCAGGATTATTACGATTATTTGCATTAACTCCCCTGTTAAGAACTTGCTGTCTGGCTTTTTCTCTAATCTTGTTTAGTTCTTGTATTTGAAGTTCACTTACTCCCTCAATGAATATAGGAGCAGGTATCTTAGGATCGCCTATAGTGCTTAAAATTTGTTTATTAATACCCGCTCTGTTTACAGTTTTGTTTTTACTTACACCTTTCCTTATTTTACGTTTGCCGCCAAACAATGCTGCTACAGAAGCTACAGCATTCATAACGTTAAACGCAGTGCCTAATGCTGCTGAACCCGCCTGTACTATACTATCAAATCCTGCCTTAGCTGATGAGAAGATACCAGCAATACCTCCTCCTGCTGGACCTCCAAATATTTGTTGAGCAAATTGCCCTGATTTACTTAAACCTACGGTTACTCCAGTTAATTCTCTTGTTTTAGTAGCGAAGCCTACAGCTTTTGAGGCATTCGTAATTGCTGTAAATGTGTCTCTTATTTGTCCTGGTAATACTTTAATAGCTGTACTAATAGTTTGTACTGCGTTATTAATAGTAGTTACGTAACCGCCAATACCAGGTATACTTCCTAACCCGCTAGCAAGAGCATTGCCTGCTAGGCTAAATTGCCCAGCATTTAAAAATAAACCTGCAGCTTTTATACTTTGTGCAGCACCAAGTGCTGTGTTTTGTAGTCCTAACAATTTGGTCTGAGAGGCTAAACCTGCCTGAGCAAAAGCACTGTTAATATTAACTGTACCAGTAATATTATTTTTAAAATTAGCCTTTAATTGATTTGTAAATGTACTGGTATATGTATTAGCAGCGTTAATAAATTGGTTACTGACATAACCAGCCAATCCGCCCTGTTTTGAACCTTTAATACTGAAATTTGTAAATCTTTCTATACCCTTAGCTGCTGCCAATGCACCAAGATTGATTGGCTGTCCGGCTTCTAGTTTGCCAATACCTTCTTTGACAACACTTAGTGCTGCACCGGTAGTGCCTTTATTGTAATCAATTTTACCAGCAAATTTAGGATTTCTTTCCATAAATTGTATTGCTGCTGAAATTGGTTTGTCTGATGAATTCACTGCATTTACAGCTTGATTACCTAAATTTACTGTCTGTGCAATCTTATCTGTTTTACGTGCTATGGTAGCTGCAGTACTGCTACCAGTAGATTGAGCGACCCTACGCGCTACTGCTGCTGTGCTGGTAGTGGCTGCTGCTAATGTAACTCCTGCTTCTTGATTTGGAGCTGCAGTACCTGTTATAACACCAGCTTGTATTAACTCAGTTTGGGCTCTTTGATAAGAAGAATTAGCTGCGCCTGCTTGCGATGTATAACTTGCGATTAATTCTTGGAAGTTTTTAGCTCCTGCTTTGCCAGTAAACAAATTTGTAGCAAAGGCTCGTTCTGGTGGCATACCTTTGTTGATATTATTTTCAATAAGAGTGGCTGCGCCTGGTTTCAATATACCGCCACTTTCCAACTGGCTTATTGGCATTCCAGCAGGTCCTACACGTATTTCCTTTTTTCCATTTACATCAACAATTGCGTAACCGTTTTTATTGCTGCTTGCGAAAGGAGAATTAGCATTAACTTGACTTTGCGCAGCTAACATTGCTCCTGCATTCAAATTATCAATATTTTTACTTACTCCTGATAATGATGGACTGTTTGACATAATGCCACTAGCAATTTGTCCTTCAAGTTGTGCTACTTCTTTGTTAATTTTTGCAACCTGCTCATTTGGAGCATCTGGAAGTGCGCTTGATTTTGACAAATCAACTTTTAAATCAACACCCTTATTACTATCATCCCAAGGATAGTGCGCAGGCACTCTACTACAAATTGATGCCATTGCATTGGGTACGCTAACAAAGCCTTGATCTGGTGTCCATATATTATCAATGTTTGTAACAATATCACTGCCCTTTACATCTTTAGCAATTAATGGACTAGTTAATGTGTTTATTAATACAACTTTACCCTTTATAAATGTTAATAAAGATCCGCTAAAACTAGCTACACCGCCACTTTCTATTGATAATCCTAAACCACCCTTAATAGTCATAATCATACCAGAACTTAAATTATATTCTGAACCAGCTAAATGTTTTGTTTTCTTAGCACTAGTAAGTTCTAAATCGCCGTTAGTATTAATTTTTGTATTTTTGTTGCCATTGATATTAACATCACGATCTGCGTGTATGTTAATATCCCCTTGACTTCTCATGTTAATACTATTGGTAGAGTACATATCAATAGTACCTTCTTTACCAAACTCAATATATGATTGACCATTACTATGAAGTATTGATAAAATCTGATTTTTATCGTGCATCATTATTTGATGCCCGCCAGCAGTTCTAACTCTTACTAATTGGTCTCTACCTAATATATCACCGTCATCCATTACAATGCTATGGCCACCGCGTCTACCTATAACTTTAAGTTGTGATTGATCTATGCCTTCATCTAATGCTTTAGGTAAATTTGTATCATCAAATCCACCTGCATAAATTGGTCTGCCGGGAGTGCTTACTCCCCAACCAACCCTTGATGGACTTTCTCTTGTAGCACTTGAACCTATTACGCCTAAAATAGCATCACGTATTAAACCTTGTTGTTGTAATATTGCCGCAGTATAACTATGTACAGGCGTAGGTTCCTCAAGATAGCTTACGCCAGTTGAAATCGCAGGGTTATTTGTATTAAGTCCAGCTGCTGGTAATCTTACAGCATCTGCCATGCTAGCAGCTTCTCCCTTGTTAGGTACTACATCTTCTCTACCGCCAATAGCAGGCACCATATGTAAAAGTAAAGGATTAGGAATACCCCCTATCCAATAACCTTGACTTGGCTTTCCTTGAACAAATATACATAAAACTCTAGATCCTAAGTCAGGCGGACTATACCACATTCCATAGCTTGACGGATTGGTTTTATAACTACCGTATGTATCCTCTCCGCTTGTAGCTAAAGTAGCCCCAAAGAAAGGACTTAAAAAATAACAAGTTACCCAGCATTTATCGTCCTCAGGATTTGTATTAACGTTTTCGCTGCTTTCTATCCAAACACGAATTGCACCTTGTCTAAAAGGATCAATATTATCTTTGACTACGCCGACTACTGGATAAGGATAGGTTATGGCACTACTGCCACCTGGTTCGCTAGCTGCTGCCGGCTTATTAAGTATTGCCATTCCATCATTCGATTTTACTATTGACATATACTTCTACTCATTAAGGTCCAAATGGTGGATCACCACGCCATCCTAACTTACTTAGTGGATTAGCAAACGGATCTGAATTATTAACTCCGGCTAAAGGATCCAAACTACCAGGACCATAATCATATCTTGTAGGGCCATATCTAGGATTATTGATCGGATTATTATCATCAGTACTAGAATTATTAGTGGGACCTATTCCAAATGGATTTTTTATTCCAGCTCCTTCTCTTGTAGGACTTTGTACTGGTGGCCCTGGTAATTGATCAGGTCTTAATCCTGTTCCGTCTACTGTAGTTCCTACTGGGTCTACTGCAGTGTTAGCGTTACGTTGTCTAATTGCATTAGCTACTGATGCAACGTCCTTAACAATTAGTTGTAAGTCTTGAGTAAATTTTCCTTGACTAAATTTGCTTGTAACTCTAACTACTTCATATACTACCCCAGGACTTATACTAGGATCCTGTTGCATAGTCATACCAATTGATCTATTAATATCAAAAACACCTGTTTGAGTGTTATAATCTTTTCCTTCATAAAACACTATTTCAACAAAATTTTTGCCACCTGTTGGTTTAATAGTAAAGCCATCGCCCCCGTAAAATCTTTGATATAAACTATTAACACTTGTTGATGTAGGCGCAAGATAGTCTGGATCACCTAAAATAGAAATCTTGGCAGTAGCAAATGATTTGTCGTCATAAATCTGTGTTAATATTGTATTTTGACTGGTTAATCCTAAATTTTCTGCAGTTTGTGTACTTTGTCCTGATGGTCTATTTGACAATTGTACGTCAGGACTTATTGCACTTGCATTTAAACCTGCAAGATTTATTTGATAAGCTAAATTAATTTCTTGTTGATAATCTAATACTTCTGTATTTTGACCTGTAAAATAATATCTATAAGATTTTTGTATACCATAAAAATCTTGTTCTGGTACTACGTTATCTGTATATAAAAAAGGTATTTCAAATTTTTCAATCATATATAAAATATCATAAGCCCAACTGTTAATTTTATTATCCCATCTAGGATTACTTAATTCGGGTGTAACACTATACCAATATATTGGCTGTGTATTGTCAATAATTATATCTGGATTTTTATTTTTAGCTTCATAATTATCTTCTATTCTTAATAAGCTTACAGTCATAAAACTACTTTCTTTTATAATTGTTTCTATTGCCTTAACAATTGGAGTATCAGCTTGAAAAGGTATAGTTTTAGTTGACTTATCTGGAAAGGATCTATATTCTGTAAATGGATTACTTTGTTCGCTAGTTTTTGCTCCGCTAGTAGATCCATTATATCTTTGTTCGCTATTATTTCCATCATAAAACATAGGACTGTCTTCTATGCTTTTTGCATCAGGTTTAAATGCAACAGCATAGTGAACCATTTCTAAAATTTTTCCTTGATCAAAAAGCTGTTGTTGTTGTTGATTAAGTGCAGTAAACAATCCTTTGCTGCCCATTAAGCAATCTAAGATAGTTACTCCTTCAACAGTAGTCGGAGGAGGAATATGTCCATATTTTAATCCAAATGCTTGCATAGGCGTAAGTTTAGCTGTGCAATCATATGTGGTAGTTACACCTAATTTAAATGTCACTTTATGAAGAGTGATGTCAAAAAATCTTTCAAATACTCCAGCTGTTATAGATGATCCACTAGCCTCTACTCCTCCCATTACACTTTCTCTACTTTGTATAGGATTTCCAGCTATGTCATAACCATAAAATCTAATTCCTATAACATACTGCATTCTTAATCCGTTTAAGTTAACACTGCCCTGAGAACCTCCAGTGAGTGTAGCATTTAAACTTCTATCATATTGTTGTAATGTGTTTGCTGCTCTAGTCAACTCACTTAGAAAACTAAAGCCATATGGTTCTGTTATGTTAAATGAAACGTCATATTCTGCTGTTGATCCGCCTGTACCACTGCCGGGATTTGCTTGATTTATTACAAGATTATCAATATAATAATCTAATTCCATACCAGGAGCACGATTTTGTTCTGGGCCTAATCCACCGCTCTGTGCTATTAAAAATGTACCGCCACCAGTAGATGCTAATACACGACCGGTAAGAGTATCAAACGCTTCTATGCTTGTTCTACCAGTTGCTAAAAACGCTTGATAGGCATCAGCACTCAACATATAAAGAGATATATTATATGTATAACTTGCAAAATACCCTAACGGGTTCATTAATCTACGACCTATAGTATTAGGTTCAGATCCTACGCCATTGTTAGTATTAGGATTATAATCAGTTACTGGGGTAATTTGTATATTTGCTATATCTTTTGCTAGCTTATTATCAGTTAAGCTAGGAAAAGAATTGCCTTTATAAACGAAATTAAAGTCAGTTTGATTTTTACTTGGGTTTTTAAATTCACCCAAGTCATCTGGTACTCCTCCCTGACTTTTGAAACTGAAAGCCATTTTATATTCCTAATGCGGCTTTTAATGTATCTAGTTTAGGTACATAAATGGATAAACCTGCCACAAAATCAAAATAAGGATCAGGACCTAATACGTTTGGATTACGTGCTGCAAACACCCAATATAATCGTGGGTCCATATATAAATCATAGGCTAACATATCAGGTCTAAATTGATAAACTCTTGGTATTTCAAAATAGATGTCACTCTGATATTTAGGTATTACTCTGTAATTTAAAAAATCCAAATACTTGCCTGTCTTATTAATAGGCGTCATGCTATATGGACTTGTTGAGGGATAAAAATTGTTGATAGCCATTACCAGAAACCTCCACCGTTTCTTCTATTGCCTTGTAACAATGCTCCTGTTGAATATCCTGCCAGACTAAATTCGTTACTAACTTCATTTCTACTTACTACAGGATAGCAAGTAATTGTCAAATTAATAGCTGTTGGAACATATGTAGGCGGGTTACTACCTTGCTGTAAAACACTCCAATCGGGCTCTGGGCTATAACCGCCTTGAGCAATTTGTTTACCTAGCTTCCAAATTTTGTCTACCGGATTACCTTTAATTTGATTATTATATGTGCTTACACCCGGCGCTCCGCCTGCAGTAGGTGTAGCGCGAATATAATTAACATTGGTTGGCAGGTTATATATAAAGCTAGATATTACTAAAGGATGCTGATTGAATTGAAATTCTCCTAATCCATTTAAAAAACATAATGGAGGAGGTGTGCCTGGTTTTACAGTATCATCTAATCCATAAAACATTTTTGTTGCACTGCGGAAAAAGTGTATCACAGCCATTAAATAATTTGCTTCAAAAATGTCCTGAGCAGTGAAATCTGCTTGTATAGTAACTTGTTCCACTGCACTTCCCTTATACGCTAGTACTTTGTAATTACTATGTGTTAGCATCGTATTGTCATAATCTGCAGTATACGTTACATTAATAGTTGGTGTGTATGGAAATATTACACCGTCGGTAGCACGCAGTGGAGCTAAAATACCAACACTATCATCATTGTTATTATATAAAATATTTGGTGACCCGGGAGCTAATGATAGTTTTACTCTCCAATCACCTTGTGCAGCTAAATTCGTTGCGTCCTGTTCTGTAAATCTTACTCTAGCAGTTTCCTCCTCACCCTCTAAACCTACACTAGTTCCAGCACTAAAAGGATTGGGTTGTGTACGTGGAGGTACTCCTGGGGACACCGCAGGGGGAGGGGCTGCTCCTGTTGCTCCGGCAACTGGAGTAGGAATAGCAGGCTTTTTAGAGTTTAAATTTCCTATTAATTTTGATAAATCAGTAATTTGTTGATTTACTGTTTGTTGTGTAGATTTACCCCAACTTTGATCATCAGTAAGTTTTGCATTAGCTGCTTTATTAGTATAATTTAGTGTTTCATTAAGTAGGCTATTTGCTTTATCAAATGCGGCTTTAGCTTTTGCTTTGCCTGCATCAATTTCTGCCTTACTAGCATTTCTAGCTATAAGAGCATTAAGTTCACTTATAATATCTTTATTACTACTAACTTGCGGTACAATACTTGCTTTAAGTACAGATAACTCCTTTTTAGTATTTGGCAATCCAGTTTGATCAGGCTTATTATATTCTATAAATTTATATGCATTTTCGCTAAATTTTATTGCGGATTCGCCCTGATCTTCTGCTGCAGTAAAACTTGCTGTAAGCCCCTGTGATTTTAACAGGCCTTTGTTTGCTCTTTCATATGCAGCTATTCTGCTTGTTGCATCTTTGGCTTGATTTTTAGCATTATTAATTTGTAATAGCGCATTTTCTTTAGAAATTTTTCCCTGTCTCCAATCATTTTGTGTACTGGTGGCAATAGTTTGAGACCTAGAAATTATTTCTAGATTTGTACGTAATACATCTGCTGGAGTTTGTGCCATTAATTTATCCTAAAGAAAAACATCTATAAATAGTAATCTCATTGATATTTATCGTCATAAATTCACCAAAATTGTAATAAATTACTTGACACTTTATACAGGGTCGTGTATCATTTTTACAACAAAATTATAAGAGGAACTATGTCTACAGCGAAAAAACCCGTAAATTACTTAAACAATAAAGATATCCTAAAAGAGATACACGCAAGTAAAACCAGCTATTGCAGTTTTTCAAGACAGGAATATCATCAATATGATCTAATCATCGACATGCCGCAGAGCCCATTAGACAAGTCATTAGATCAATTATCTAAACTAAAAAACATCAAAACTGCTAGAGAAACAAGAGCAGCAAGAATTTTTAACCAGACTGGTACTAAAGTCAAATTAAAAGACATACCAATAACCGATTTAGTATTTCGTGTTATGACCTGGGAACATATCCCAGTAAGTCCAAAACAACCACGCAAGGTCATTAAAAAGAAGACAGCAGTAGATATACTTGAATTTGAAGAAAACGAAGAAGAAAGTTTATTTGAAGATTTAGAAATTGAAGATACTAAAGATGAAGTTGATGACATGGTACATGTTAAAGTGAACTTTCCCCCATTTCAACATTACAAGTTAGATGAAACCAATTCAGCAGTATGTGTAGGTAAAAGTCATTGGAAGGGCGGTGTTAAGACAGGCGACTTCAGCAAAGACCACGGCAAGATTTCTGACAAACTAGCACGTATGTTTATCATGCTTTGCGAAAAATATGCCATGAAGTTTAACTGGCGCGGTTACACATACAATGATGAAATGCGTAACAGTGCTATACTTCAATTGACATATGTTGGATTACGTTTCAATGAAGCAAAGAGTGCTAATCCATTCGCTTATTACACTGCTGCTATCACAAATAGTTTCTGCCGCGTACTAAATACCGAAAAGCGTAATCAAAATATTCGTGACGATATCTTAGAGATGAATGGATTGAATCCCAGTTTCACTCGTCAAATGCGTGATCAAAAGTTTAATGTTTATGAAGAATAACCAAAAAACTTTAAGTAAATCAATAACTTATATAAAATATATAGATGTCTAACTTATTTAAGAAGGCAGCAATCTTTACAGATATACATTTTGGTTTAAAGTCAAATAGTTTGGAACATAATCAAGATTGCGCCGATTTCATTGATTGGTTCATAGAAACTGCTAAGGCTGAAGGTTGCGAGACTTGCTTTTTCTTAGGTGATTATAATCACCATCGTGCAAGTATCAATATACATACTATGCAATATGGATTACGTGCATTAGAAAAATTAAATGACAATTTTGATAATGTTTATTTTATTCCCGGCAATCACGATCTTTACTATCGTGATCGCAGGGATATACATAGTGTTGAGTGGGCAAGGCATTTGCCAAACGTTCATATCATCAACGACTGGTTTAGTGAAGACGATGTAACTATCGCACCCTGGCTTGTAGGAGATGAATACAAGAAACTGCTCAAGTTTAAAACAAAATACTTGTTTTCGCATCTTGAGTTGCCACGCTTCTATATGAATGCCATGGTAGAAATGCCAGATCATGGTGAAATTAGCGATGAACATGTAGTTAGATTTGAACAAGTATATTCGGGACACTTTCATAAACGACAGTCACGTAAAAACATCTGGTACATGGGCAATGCTTTCCCACACAACTATGCTGATGCAGGTGACGATGCTAGAGGTATGATGATATTAGAATGGGGAGTTGATCCTATATTCAAATCATGGCCTAAACAGCCCACATTTAGAGTTTATAAACTAAGCGATATATTAGAAAATCCTGAAGGATATCTATTGCCTCGTAGTAGTATTCGTGTGCATCTTGATATTGATATTAGTTATGAAGAGGCAAACTACATAAAAGAAACACTAGTTCCTAAGCATCAATTGCGTGAAATGGCACTAATACCTATGAAACTTGATCAGCACACGCTTGATCTTGCCCCAGGCGAGTTGAAATTTGAAAGCGTTGATCAGATAATTACAGATCAAATTAGCAATATTGAAAGTCAACATTATGACCCTAAAGTGTTACTTGAGATTTATAGAAACCTATGATACTATTAAAAAACATTACATTAAGAAATTTTTTATCTATTGGTGCAGTTACACAGGCTGTGAACTTTGATAGCAAAGAATTAACATTAATACTGGGCGAGAACCTAGATCTAGGAGGGGACGGTGCTAGAAATGGTACTGGCAAGACGACTCTCATCCAGGGTCTTTCATATGTATTGTTTGGTACTCCAATCAATCAAATTCGTAAAGATAACTTAATCAATCGTACTAATGCTAAAGGCATGATGGTTACATTAGAGTTTCAATGTAACGGTATTGATTATAAGATTGAACGCGGTCGTAAACCAAACATACTCAAATTTTATGTAAACAATCAAGAAGAAGAATGTATTAATGATGCTCAGGGTGAGAACAAAGAAACACAAGAACATATTGAACGTGCTATAGGTATGACTCCCGATATGTTTAAACATATTGTGGCACTAAATACATATAGCGAACCATTTTTAGCCATGAAGGCTAATGATCAGCGTAATATTATTGAACAGTTGCTTGGCATCACATTGTTGAGTGAAAAAGCAGAACTAATAAAAGAACAAATCAAAACAACCAAAGACAGTATAACTGAAGAAGAATACAAAGTAAAAGCAATAGAAGAAGCAAATAAACGTATACAAGAACAAATTGAAAACTTAAAACGACGAGCGAAACTTTGGGATGCCAAGCACGACGAAGATTTAAAGAAGTTAACAGAAGACCTTGAAGAACTGCGTAAGTTAGATATTGAAGCTGAACTTCAAGGTCATAAAGATTTAAGTTTATATAATCAAAATAAAAAAGATTTAGCCGATATTGATAAAGCAATCAATAGAGCAGAAACAGATATTGATCGTGAGGAAAAGGCACTTAAGAAAGCTGAAAAAGAATTAAAGTCATTGCAAGACCATAAGTGTCATGCTTGCGGTCAAGATATACATGATGACAAACACAGCAAACTATTAAAAGAACGCGAAAAATTCGTAAAGACCACCGCAGCAACACTTGAAACATTGAATATTGAAATATCTCAGGTACACAAAGCCAAAAAAGAATTAGGTACTTTAGGCAAACCACCAAAACTATATTACGATACAGAGCAAGAGGCGTTCCAACATCGAAGTATGGTTGATAGCCTCGTTAAGTCTATAGATGAAAAAACTAACGATTTAAATCCATATACTGATCAAATATCCGAAATGGAAAATAAGGCGTTACAAGTTGTTGACTTTAACAGTATCAATTCATATAATAGACTTCTTGAACATCAAAAGTTCTTATTAGAGTTACTAACCAGTAAAGACAGTTTTGTACGTAAGAAAATTATTGATCAAAATCTCAGTTATCTCAACGCAAGGCTTACACACTACCTTGATAGGATCGGATTACCTCATCAAGTAATATTTTTAAACGATCTATCTGTTGAGATAACTGAGTATGGACGCGAACTTGATTTTGATAATTTAAGTCGTGGTGAACGCAATAGATTAATACTTGGTTTAAGTTTTGCTTTCCGTGATGTATGGGAAAGTTTATATTGCCAAATTAACACATTATTTATAGATGAACTAATTGACAGCGGTATGGATAGTATCGGTGTTGAAAACAGTATGGCAATACTAAAAGATATGTCACGTAATAGAAACAAATCTGTATGGCTTGTAAGTCATCGTGAGGAACTTGCTGGACGTGTGCCTAGCGTGTTGCGTGTAGTCAAAGAAAATGGATTTACAACATATAACACAACACATGATTTTGTATGAACCTAGCTACGTGGCATTGGCATATTGAAATTAGTAGTAAATGTACTTTAAAATGTACGAGATGCCCTAGAACAGAAGTACCTGATACATTGGTTAATACCGAATTGCATTTGGAATTTTTTAAAAGAAACTTTACTGAAGAGTTTGTAAAAAACAATGTTGAAAGAATAACT